TTACAACACCATCTCTTCTTGATACCCACTCTTTTTCAAGTCTTTTACCTGTGGACTTAGCAGCTCTTTGCTGACTCCAAGAACTAGCTTTAACAACCTCTGTTCTTGCAATAGTTTTAGCTCTGTTAAGTGATTGCCCACCTAGAACTGTGTTTATGTTCTTAGCTAATTGATTAAAGAATTTATCTCCCTCTGGTGTACCTGCAACAGGATTAACTACTCCTAAATCTTCAAATTCTTTAAGTGCTTTAGCAACTATGGTAGATACTCTTTTCTTTGTAGTTTCATTTAAGTCTTTCATTACAGACTTTGCATTCTCTTGTAAGAAACTTGCTGATTGCCCATCTTGAAATACTGAGCCAACAGCAGGTGGAACTTCTCTTTGTCCTCTATAGAAACCATCATTAACTATCTTTTTAAGTGTTCTACCTGCAGGAAGTAACTCAGCTAATGTATCAAATACTGTTCTTATAGCTTGTTCCTCTGTAACAGTTACACCTAAATCAACAGGATCTGCTGCTTTAAAGGCATCATTCTTAGGAAACAGATTATCATAAGTTCTAACTGAGAAATCATCTGTTAGTGAATAGAACAATGGTAACAACTCTTTATCAAACTTAGTATCTTCTATAACAATATCTATATTTGTTTGCATAGCATCTAGTGTTGAACTACCTGCAATAGCTTTAGAGATTGCTCTTCTTTGTCTGTTTAATTCTTTAGCATATACAGTCTGGAAAGTATCTTCCCATTTTTGTCTTAGGCTATCTATAGACTTCCAATATGCAGCTTTCTCTTCATCTGTTTGCATAGCTTTTACAGTAGGCAAACCAATAAATTTAGTTGTAGGCTCTTCCCAACCATATAGATCAAACTTCTCTGATTTCTCTTCTTTAACCTTTTCAGCTTCTTTGTTAGCCCAATTATAAGCTCTCATCTTGTTGCTCTTAGAGATATCTCCACCCCATAACAACCAAGCAACCTGCCCTTTAGTTGGATTCTCTCTATCTCCAGAAAGATAAGCATTGGCATCCTCTGAATCTAAATCTCCCTCATGCCTACTAAACCAAGCTGCCATTCTAACTACTTTACTATCTGAGATAGTGCCATTAGCCATAGCCCTAGCCTCTCTCTTTGTTTTGTCTGTTAGTCCATCTCCTGCAAATTCAAGTAGGTCTAAACCTCTTTGTGCATTTTTCTGTATGTAAGTTGGAACATTATCAACCTTAGTTTCTAAAGCCTTTTCCTCATCCTCTTCTTCTGTTTCTAGCCAAGAGGTATGAACTCTTTCTCCATCTGAGATTATAACATGAGCATCCTTACCCTTTTCCTCAACAGTTTCATCTGATGCAAACTCTGTGCCATGATACATTGTTACTTCTGATCCATCTACAGGAACTTCTGCAACAGTCATATTTCTAACAAAGTAATCTCCATTGTCTAAAGCAGGTAGCTGATTAGCTTGTCTTGCTTCATTAACAGTTATAAACCCTGCATTGTAACCCTGTACTATTCTTGCCATTGTTGCATCCTCATCCTGACTTAAAGCCCTGACATTAGATAAATCATACTTAAAGCAATAAGCAGGATTAGTTTCAAAATCTTCCAATAAAAGTTGTTTAGTGAACTCATTAGCAAAGTGATTCCACATAGGGATTAACTTCTGTTCAGTAAAAAACTCTCTTAATTCTTTAGCATTAGAATATGTTGCTCTTTCTAGCCCTGCCCCTAGTCCTGCTAAGATTGCAGGAACACCAAGCACAGCAGATATTCTCTCTTCATTAATATATCTAAGTTTTCCTATCTCTAAATCTTTAGGACTGAAAGAAAGTGTTTGTATATCAACTTCTCCACCAGATATAACTAATGGTCTACCTCTGCCCTGTCCACCAAATCTTCTACCAAATACCTCAGCTATATTTTCAGCTTCATCACTGGTCATAGCTAAATCATTCTTAGGACTAATGACAACACTAGGAACACCTGTATTCTTAACTAATGCTGCTGCCATCTGTGAAGCTGCTGCATCTCCAATAATCTCAACCATAACTGATCTAAGTGGAGCTAATCCTCTTCTGTGGTTTCTAGGATCTATTCTCTCTCTAAGATGTATCATATCCTCTGGCAATATCTCTAATGTGTTGCCCTTTTGCTTATACTCATATTTTGTTATTAACTGTTCATTATTGCCTTTTACTTCAACCATATCTGGTAACAATGGAATTAACTGAACTACAGCACCTGCATCATTTCTAAGTTTTAGTAAGAAAGCATCTCCATAAACAGCAACAGAAGTAACAATATAGTTATTCATTAAGTTTGCAGTCATGTTTGGATTAGGATTTTGTAGTAATAAAGAAGCAGGATGATTCTCTACATACTCTTCCCCCTCTTGTGTCTTTAAATAAACTTTTAATGGTGGCTCACTAAATGCAGTACCAAGAACATTCAAACAGGCTAATGCTGCTGAATTGCCCTCTGGACTCATCTGATTTACACCACTAAAAAAACCTGCATCTGTGTTAAAAGGAAAAACTACTTGTGATGTTGGAAAATTGCCAAAGTTTTTCTTTTCTGTTTGTGCTTCTTGCTGATTAAAGAAACCTCTAATGTTGTCTGCTATTCCCAATTAGGTTACACTCCAAGTTGTTTTTCTAACTATACCAAATCTAGCTGCATAAGCTAGAGCATCCACCTGATCATCATGAGATCCACTTGATGGAAAGCTAGTTAATTCTCTTTCAAATTCTACTAACCATTTAGCATTTTTCAAAAAGTAGATAGTACCATTTTCACATCCTGCTGCTGCAGGAACTGCTCTTGCAGTCTTAGACTTATCTGCTTTTAAGTTCTTAATAGGCAAACCCTGCCTCCTAGCCATCTGAATAATACCCAAACCAAAACTAGAGTCCTCTACACCTAACCAAGCCATATTCCATTTCTTAATCATTGATTCTATTTTAGGTAGTAGCTCTGGAGCTTCTAATCTATCTCTGAATATATCCAATACTAAAAGCTTACCACTAGGAGTTGATCCTACAGTCATTATTACTGAGTAATCTGCTGTTTCCTTAATACTAAGAGCTGTATCCATTGTGCCAAAGATAGATAGCTCACTATGTTTAACTACTTCATCTCCTAAGATATATTCTGGATCATCTCCTGCAATAGTGTCATAGTATTTAAACCATTCTCTCTTAAACATATGCCCAACCTCTGTAAACTCTGCTAAGAATTCCTGACTATACACAAGTGATCCAAGTTCCTCTCTAGCTTGTGCTAACTCATCTTTATTAATTCTAGGACTGTTCTCAGTAGGATAATGAAAGACTGCCCAATCCTTTCTCCTTTTAGCATTGTCAAACAGCTCATAAAACCAGTTCATACCATTAGGAGTAGAGATAAATAATGCCTTACCTAAGCTATCAGATAATATTGGTCTAACTGTATCCCAAGTTTCTTTTTCTTGATAAGCAACCTCATCAAAGATAATTAAGCTAATACCACCTGCACCTCTAAGAGTTTCTGGCTTGTTAGCTGATTTAATCTGTATAGAGCCACCATTCTTTAAAACTATTCTTTTCTCTACTTCTCTTGTTTCTGCATATTCCTCTGGTAGTTGTCTAACTAATGATTTAAGATTTAACCAACTTTCTAAAGCCTGTGGATATACAGGAAAGATAATCCATACTTTTAAACCTTTAAGAGCCTGATCTATGGCACTGACAAGACTAAGAGTTGTTTTGCCCCACCTCCTGCCACATACAGCAATAATAAACCTATGCTCATTTAGTGCCTGTATTACTTCTATTTGTCCAGAATGTAAATCAGGTGGAGTTGCCTCAATTAATTGCTTCATTTAATTGCTTCATTTATTCTTTTTTTTGCAATTTTAAAGTATTCTTTATCTAACTCAATTCCAATAAAGTTTCTATTTGTATTAACACAAGCTACCCCTGTTGATCCACTACCCATTGTAAAATCTAAAACAGTTTCATTTTCTTGTGTATAAGTTTTTATTAAATATTCTAAAAGTGCTATTGGTTTTTGTGTTGGGTGTAAACCTCTATCTCCTTTAGCTCTGTTGTTAAATGTTTGTATGTCCTCTGGATATTTGAGTTCTTTGTCATATTCTTGATCAGTAACTGTTCTTTCAATGTTTCCAATGAAGTCACCACCTTTTTTTGAGTTGTATTTATATCCTGCTTCAATTCTATTTTTACCACTTTCAGCTCTAGGTTGTTTTATTGGATAATAATTTACAACCCCTTTACCAAATATCATTATGTCCTCAATATGTTTCATTGGTTTATATTTGGCTGAGGCAAAATTACTTGCTATAAGTTTTTTATACTTCCAATCATATTTATATTCATTTAAATTACTTAATCTTAAATGGCTGCTAAATGGCTCATTACCAAATAAAGCTATTGCAGTATTATCTTTTCTAATTCTTTTTAATTGTTCCCACATTGGTTTATAAGGTATAACATTATCCCATTTACAAGCTGTTGTACCATAAGGTTGATCAGTAAGAATAAAATCAACAGCATTATCAGGCATATCTTTTAAAGCATTAAGACAATCATCATTAATAATCTGTATCATCATCTTGCTCCCAATCCCATTTAAACTTAATTTGTGGATATTCAACCTGTGTTACCTGTACTTGTGGACTTCCTAAGCCATAAATCTGGCTAATCATCTTGTAGCAAACATCTAATATTCCCTTAAGTTCTGTAGGATTCATTGAAGCTAAATCTCTTTCATTTATTTCACTTATAATTCTAAATATTAAAGGCTTTAAGTTATCAGCTAGATCTCTTGCAGTTTCCCCAACTTGAGCATAAACTTCCTGTACTATCTGCTCATTTAGCATTCTATTAATAGCTTTTACCCTATCAACCCATTGATGTTTACTAGATATTTGATAGATTCTTCTATCTGTAAGACTGAAATTATTAGAAACTTTTTTAAGTGTTCTGGAAGCTCCTAAGCCTAAATAATACTGAAACCTTTTAAAATCTGCATTAGATTCCCCTACCTGTTGTTGATTAGGTAGAGCTAAAGACATATCATC